TTTGGTTTGTACCTACTCTTAATACTTTCAGCCATCTCTTATACATAATATATAATCTCAAATATTTATAGATGGCAGGGGTCAGGCCACAAAAACTAAGTGTATCTAAGATAAAGTCTAGGTTGTTGAATGTAGCACAATCTTCTTTATATAGATTGACGTTGCAAGTTCCTGAGACAGTAAAGAATAAATTGTCTTTAAGTTATTTTGACTATGATAATATTAGTTTGCTTTGTTGTGAAGCAAACCTTCCAGGTTCTAGTTTAACTACTCATGAAGTTAATAATGATTATCATGGTGTGACTGAGAAGATGGCTTATAGAAGAATGTATGATGAAACAGTAGGGCTTACTTTTTATGTTGATAGAAATTATAAAGTAATTGAATTGTTAGAGGGGTGGATGGATTATATTACTGGAGTAGATAATAAAAGAGCATATCAAGATCCTTATATAAGTTATAGAATGGCTTATCCTAAGTCATATAAGAATAATATATTCTTGACTAAGTTTGAAAGAGATCAATTTACTAGAGAATATAGTGCTAGTAGAGGTGCTAGTAGTATAGCTCCTAGAACTACTCTTGATTATACATTTGTTCAAGCATTTCCTATATCTGTAACTGCTATACCAGTTTCATATGAAGAAAGCTCTGTGTTAAAATGTAGTGTATCATTTAATTTTGTTAGGTATGTGCAGCAAAGAAAACAATCTCTATTATCATCTTCATTAGATGATATAGAAACTGGTGAAACAAGAGATATAATAGTTAACACTCCACCTAAGACAACTTTTGATAGAATTGAAACATGGAGAGATGTTGAAGATGAACCTAGTGGATTTACTGATGAGTTTGGAAACGAACGTTTCTAAATAAGACACTGAAAGAATTATTATGCCTTTACCGACTATTACAACGCCAACCTATGAGCTTGAGTTGCCATCTACAGGAAAGAAAATAAAATACAGACCCTTTCTAGTTAAAGAAGAAAAGTTATTAGTATTAGCACTAGAGACTGAAGATACTAAACAGATATCTACTGCCATTAAAACAGTATTAAAAAATTGTATTCAAAGTAGAGGGGTAAAGGTTGAGAACCTTCCTACTTTTGATATTGAATTTTTATTCCTTAATATTAGGGGTAAGTCTGTTGGTGAGGAGATTGAAGTTAATTTAATTGCTCCTGATGATGAGGAAACATCTGTTCCTGTCACTATTAATATAGATGATATTAAAATAAGTAAGAAGAAAGGACATACCAATAAGATTAAGTTGGATAAAACTTTAATGATGGAGATGAAGTATCCTTCATTGGATGAGTTTGTTAAAAATAATTTTGACTTTGATGGTGAAGTTAATATGGACCAGTCATTTGATTTGATTGCATCATGTATTGATAAAATTTATAATGAGGAAGAAGTATGGTCTACTTCTGATTGCACTAAGAAGGAGGTTAAAGATTTCTTAGAGCAGATGAATAGTATGCAGTTCAAGGAGATAGAAACTTTCTTTGAGAGTATGCCTAAGTTATCTCATACTGTTACCTTCACTAATCCTAAGACACAAGTGGAAAGTACTGTAGTATTGGAGGGACTATCGTCTTTTTTCGAGTAGGGATGGTTCACATGGACCTTGAAAATTATTATAAGATTAATTTCGCTCTATTACAGTATCATAAATATTCATTAACTGAGATTGAGAACTTAATCCCTTGGGAGAGAGACATATATATTGGGTTGCTACAGCAACATCTTGAGGATGAAAGATTAAAACAACAACAAGCTAATGCCTAGCACTCGTCCAACAGTTGATCCAGTATTAGATATTCTAGAAGAACTAGGATATGATTTTGACGAGCTTGATGGAGATGGATATAAAAGATCTATAAGGGAAGCAATATTTAGAACCCATCCAGATACAGGAGGTAAGACTGCTGATCCTGAAAAGTTTCAAATATTAAATGAAGAATTTAAAAAGATAAGAAGAGGTGGACCTAAACCATCAGAAGTAGAAGCTAAAGAAAAGAAGTCTACTATTAAGGGAGCTAAACTTCTTCCTGGTAGAGGGAATTTTAGTGCTGATGATATAAAACCTGTTGATGTGGAGAAGAAGGAGGGGGATGCTCCTGCTTTAATGCCTGATAGGTTGGATAATATAGCAAACACAGTAGATTCTATTGCTCTATTATTAAGAAGGCAGTTTAAACTTGAAACCAAACAGCAACGTGATGCTAAAATAAAACAGGATAAAGATGCTAAAGATTCAAGAGAAGATGATTTAGAAAAGAAACCAAAGGATAAGAAGACTGGTTTGATTCCTAATGCTATAAAGAAACCTGCTTTGAGTTTCTTCGAGAAACTAAAGAGATTCTTTTTGAATATTGTGATTGGTGCTGGCGCAATAAAATTAATGGAGTGGTTGAAAGACCCTGCTAATGCTGAAAAGATAACTAAGTTTAAAGATTTTTTAATTAATAATGCTGGATGGATTCTTGGTGGGTTAGCAGCAATTGCTTTGCTTCCTATAGCATTGAGTCTTGTTAGTGTAGTGCAAGGAGTATTAGCTGGGTTATCATTGTTGGGACCATTATTACCTGCATTACCTTGGATTCTAGGTGGTCTTCTTGTAGGTGCAGTTGCTTGGTGGATAGGAAAGAAAATTAGTAGAGCTATAACAGGAGGGCAAGTTATTGGTAAAGAGAGAAAAGAAAATGTAAAACGACTTAGAGCAGCTGGAATACAGGATGCTACAAAAAATTCATTAACTCTGATTAATGAGAAAGGAACAGGAAGAATGAAGGTTAATATGTATGGTGAAAATTCTATCACTGGGCGTGAAGCTATACCTGGAAAGGAAAATAAGAATGCTAGAGTAAATCTAGATCTTATGGTTCCTGAACATGCAGATTGGTATGTTAAAAATTATGGACAAGCAGCATTAGATGAGAAACTTGCTGCTCACAAATCATTTAGGGATACTAAGGCTGCTCTTATTGAGACTAAAAAAGATATGCAGGCTGAGATAAAAGAAATGTGGGGTGATAAAAAGAGGGAACATTTTAAATTAGCAAGAGAAGAACAGGAAACTTTAAAGAAATCAGGTGCTAGTACAAAAGAAATAAATGCAGCATGGACGAAGCAAAATGAAGACTGGAACGTAAAGAGGGATAAATTAAGAGAACAAGAAAAGAAAATAAGAAAGAAGCATGGTGATGAAGCAATAAAAATAGGAGATAAAGCAGAATCATCTACCATTGATAAAAATATGTCATCAGATGAAAAAACATCTGCAACAATTGATAAAAATATGTCATCAGATGAAAAAACATCTGCAACAATTGATAAAAATATATCATCAGATGAAAAAATATCTGCAACAGTTGATAAGAATTTAAAAAAAGAAACAAATATTTCTCCTCCTAACACTAAAGGAAATGGAGGTAATACTTCTATTCTTAATGGTGGTGGAGGAGGACAGCAGCAGTCTGTAGGTGGTGGTAGTGGAACAGGTGGTTCATCCACTAATACTAAGTTTGGTTCTCAAGATCCTAATAATTATGGAAGTGTTTCTACTAAGGCAACCTATAATTTGGTGGGGGTATAATAGATGGCTTGGGGAGCACTTGTAAAATCTGTTGCTAAGGGAGCTGCTAAGAAGGCTGCTACTGGCGCGATTAAAAAGAAGGTGAAGGGTAAAGGGAAGAAGATGGCTGAGAAGATGATGGATGCTAAGAAAGAGAAGGATAATTCTAGTGCTATAGTAGTCAGAGAAAAATCTACCACTCTTGCACCTATGTTGGGTGGAGGTGATACTCCAGATACTTCTATTAAAAAACCTAGCACATCTAAATCTCCTTTAGATAGAATTGATAGTGCTCTCTTAAATATTATGAATACTCTTAAGAGTAGAAGGAAGTTGATGTTGAATAAGTCTAGGCGGAATAGAGTGCAGGCTGATAAGGAAAAGAAAGGTAAGAGAGAAGGTCTTCTTGAAAGTATGAAGAATACTGGTAAGAAGATGGTAAAGAATGTTGCTTCTGCTGCTTCTAATTGGTGGGAAAAATTGCAAACTTTTCTTTTAATGACATTACTTGGTTCATTAGTAGTTGCTATTAAAGAAAATTGGGAAACAATCAAAGCTCAGATTGATAAGGTAGTTAAGTTTGTTCAGGACTTATGGAAGTTTTTATCTCCAGTATTAGTGCCTTTATTTAAAGGGTTGAGTTGGGTAGTTAAACAATGGATGGAGATGGGTTCTGAGTTGATGGGATTGAGTAAGGATAAACCAAAGGTAGAGAAAGAGACTGATAAGTTGTCAAAAGATTTAAAGGAGTTGGAGAAGAAAAAAGATTGGGTGACTGGAAAGTTTGAGGAGGCAGAGAAGGGTGTTAAGGATATTAGGGGTAAAAGTTTTGGTGAGGTAGCAGATGAGGCTGGTCTAACTGATAAAGTTTCTCCAGATAGTGATGGGCGATCTGATGTAACTAAAGAACAGGTACAAGCAGAAGTAGGAGAACAAATAACTGGTAGTGATATAGAAACTAAACTAGATGAATTTAAGACTAAGATAGAAGAAGTAAATGTTACTCCAATTGAAGTAGATACTTCTAAGATGAAGAAGTATGAGACTGGAGCAGTTCCTGTTCCTGAAACAGGACCAGCTATAGTTCATAAAGGTGAGGTTATTATTCCTGCACCTGTGGTTCAAAATGCTGGTGGTTCTATGAACATAGAGAATATTATAAACATGATGCAATCATTTAGTGCAAATAATATATTAAACATGATGCAATCATCTAGTACAAACATGATGAAATCATCTAGTACAAACATGATGCAATCATCTAGTACAAATAATATTACAAATAATAATCAAACATCTAATAAAGAATTTAATGTTGAGAATATATTAAACATGATGCAAACATCTGTTAAAAATATACAAAAAAATCCTCTTAAAGTTATAAGTGCAATGGAAAAAATGTCTAAAGAGTTTGCTCCTATAGGAGAGCAACTTCCTGAGATGATTAATAAGACTATTAAAGAATCTAAATTGGGAACTATATCTAATAAAATAACTAAAGAGAAGATAGAGAAGATGGAAAGTATTCTTAATGTTTTGAAAGAGCAGACTGAGTATGAAGATCCTTCCAGTAATACAATTATTATTCCCCTTCCTGCACCTTCTCAACCTCCTATGGGTGGTGGTGAAGGAGGAGGAGAAACTACCACATTGATTCCTATAAGAGAGTCTGGTAAAGCAGCCTTAAATAGATATATTAATGCAGTCACCCAAAAAGCTTTATATTAATGTCAAGTAAATTATCCACTAGAACAGGTAATATAAGAGAGTTTAAAATCTTTCAAGCAAATGGCGGCAACTCAGTTGAGGTTGAGGCTGCTGCAGTAGATATAAAATATTATGAGGATATATTATCCAATTCAGTTTCTTTAACTGTTATCATTACTGAGAGTGGGGACAGTAATAATAAAAAATTTGGTAGTAGAGGGATATTAGATGGTCTTCCTATACGTGGAGGAGAGGCTGCTAATATTATTATAGTTGATCATGATGGTAATAAGTTAGAATTTAAAGATGAGAAGAAATTATATGTGAACAGAGTAAGGAATGTTATTGCTGGTACTCAAAAGGATGTTTATGCTTTAGACTTTACTTCTAGAGAGATGCTTGCTAATGAGCAGTGTAGAGTTGTAAAAAGATATGATGGTAAGATATCAGAGAATATTAAAAAGATTCTTACTGAAGCAACTTCAGCAGAAGTTGGTATAAAAACTAAGAAAGAAATAACTGTTGATGAAACTGCAATTAATTATAATTTTATAGGTAATGATAGAAAACCATTTTATGTTTGTACTTGGTTAGCATCTAAATCTATTCCAGCACAGGCAGGTACTATAGGAGGTTCCGCTGGATATGTTTTCTATGAAACTTATGATGGATATAATTTTAGATCTTTAGATGCTTTAGCTGAGCAAGAATCTAAAGGCAATTATCTTTTTAGTAATACAGATAATACTCCTTCAGGATATACAGGAAAGATATTAAATTATGATCTTGATAGAGACATTGATCTTCAAAATAATTTAACCATAGGTGCTTATTCTAATAGAACTTTGTTCTTTGATTTCTATGCTTATAATTATAAAGTAAGAAATTATAGTGTAGATTCTACTCAACCATCAGAAAATAAAGAAGCAGGAAGTAAAGGTAAGATTGTAAATCTTGGTTCTGATGAGATTGATTCTGTTGCAGATGAATTTAGATTGCCAGTTTCAAGATTAATGAATAGAGTTTTGGATGTAGGAACACTTCCTTCAGGTAAGGATATAGATGAGCAGTTAAAGACATGGAAGAATAGTCCTTTTGATCCTACTTACGATTCTACTAAGACTATGGTACAATCTGTGATGAGATACAATCAAATGTTCTCTGTTAAAATAAATATTATGATAGCAGGAGACTTTAGACTCCGTGCTGGTGACTTGATTCGTTGTGAGTTCCCTAGATTATCTACAGAATCTAATACAAGACCTAATAAGGTTAGTGGAGGACTATATATGATAGCAAGTCTCTGTCATAATATCACTCCAAGAGAAACTTATACTAGTTTAACTCTTGTGAGAGATACTTTTGGAAGTAAACCTTTTTAAAACGGATTGAAACATGACTACTAAAACTCCTGACCACGATCTAGACCATGAGGTTTATCTTGATCCTAAGGATCATAAAGAACATATCAATCATGGTATGATTGAATACACTGAAGCAGATTTAGAGATGCATAATGATGCCTTCCATGCTCACTCAGAGGATGAAGTGAATAAGAATGAGGGTAAGATTAATGACTGGCACACTAGGCATGAGGATAAGCATCTAGAAGTCTATTGTGATAATCATCCAGACTCATTAGAGTGTAGAGTATACGACGATTAATGTTAGATCAATCTTTAATTAAAACTCATTTCCTTGGAAGGGATGGATTCATTTGGTGGATTGGTCAGATAGTTGATCAAACTAAGTGGGCTGGAAACTTAGGTGGTTCTCCTACTAAGACCACAGAAGATCAGAAAGGTTTTAGCTTTAGGTATAAAGTTAGGATCATGGGGTATCATACAGCATCCCCAACTGATCTTACTGATGATGATCTTCCTTGGGCATCAGTAATGTTTCCAGTGACTGCTGGAGTATCTGGTGGAGCAATTAGCACGCCTAATTTAAGACAAGGTGATTTTGTACAAGGATATTTTTTAGATGGTGAGGATGCTCAACAACCAGTGATCATGGGTGTTATTGGTTACAACCAATACACTGCTGTCATGAAGAACATTCCTGACACTGGGTTCAAACCTTTTAGTGGTTACACAACAGAAGATGAAGTTCCTCAAGGTGCTTTACCTACTACTCAGGAAGAAGCAAAGGGAGTAGCAGAAGATGTTGATGTTTCTGAAACAAATAATAAAGAAGTAATAGAAACTGGTGTCGGTCAAGTTGGTAGAGATGATGGAGCAACTAATGAGCAGTACTTAAATGAAAAGAAATCATCAACAGTAGCATCTAATACTGATTGTGAGAAAGCTCCTACTGGATCTATTCAGAGGGAAATAAAAAATATGATAGCAGAGGTGAATAGATTGCAAAAGACTGCTACTGATTGGGAAACTAAAGTATCTACTAAGGTTTATGATATAGAAAAGCAAATTGCAAAAGTAAAAGACAATACCACTAAAGCAATTACTGGAGATGTTAAGAGAATAACAACAGAACTTCAGAAGAATGCTTTAAAGAAAGTTAATGATGCTTTAAGTGAAAGTTATTATGAAGTGTTCCCTACAGAACTACCTTTAGTAAAACAGAAAGCAGAGGAAGCTAATAGTGAATTGTCTTGTGCTTTTAAAAATATAATGAAGAATCTTACTGGGATGGTAGGAAACTTTTTGAAACAGATAATGGATAGATTTATTAACACACCTATGTGTGCTGTTGAAAATTTCGTAGGGTCATTGCTTGGAAAGATTAGTGGTCTTATAGATTCAGCAGTAAGTTCAGTGATGGCTCCTATCAAAGCATTGCTTGCTGGTATGGGCATTGCTTCTTCTTCTCTTGATGATGTAATGGGTTTTGCTACTGACCTTCTTTCATTCCTTTCTTGTGATGAAGATCCTAAATGTTCTGATGTTAAAGAATGGAATCCAGTTAATGGTCCTGAGATAACAGCAACCTTAGATTTATTTTCTATAGTAAGTAAAGCTAAAGAGGCTGCTAGTTTAGTAAAGAGTGCTGTTTCTGGGTTTGCAAATTTAGGTGATGCTATTTCTGATGTAGCAAAGAATGCAGATTTTTCTGATGTCTTTCAAGATAGTTGTAATGTAGGACCAATATTTTGTGGACCTCCTAGAGTAGAGTTTATAGGTGGAGGTGGTAGTGGAGCAACAGGAAATGTTATAGTCAGTGCTCTTACTACTGTGTTAGGTGTAGATATTATTACTCCTGGTGGAGGATATATTGGTCCACCTAGAATTAAGTTCTGGGATTCTTGTGATTCTGGTAAGGGAGCTACTGGTAGAGCAGTAGTGGAGAATGGAGAAGTAGTTAAAGTTATAATGGATGATACTGGAATAGATTATCTTCCTGCTCCTGATGGAAGTCAGGGAGGAGATGGTAGAGTATGGGCTACACCTGAGGAGACTACTGTGAAGAGAGTAGATGGAACTTATGATACTCCAGCTAAACCAGGAACAGTTATTGATTTAAATCCAGGAGATGAGTGGACACCACCTGGAGGGTCTGGAGGGGGTACTATTTTAGTTACTGAACCAGAGTCTATTACAGCTCCTTTACCTACAAGAGGAACTGGAAGAGGACCTTTCCCATCTACAGGAACAGGAGATTATCCTGTTGTTCTTGAGATAGATGAGATTAATATAACTAATCCAGGATTTGGATATAATTCTGATAAAGATAAGGTTATAATTGAAGCAGGTGATGGGACTTCTAAAGGAGCAGAGTTGAAAATTAAAACTGATCCTTTAGGTTCTATTATTGGGGTGGATGTTGTAAATGGTGGTATAGGATTCAATGAAGATCCTAAGATTTACATTCAGAGTGATTCAGGTTATAATGCTAAGATGATCCCTGTATTTAAGGTAAATAGAGTAGGAGAAGATGTATCACCTGAAGTAGTGGCTGCTGCTGGTACTCCTGGTGTAGTCCAAGTCATAGATTGTGTAGGTAAAGTTTAATGGCAAAGAAAGAAAATTTTCATCCCTATATGATTGGAACTGAGCATGGACGCTTAAGTTTTGGTCAGATAAGAAAGGCTAATGAGATTTCTGCTTGCATGTTGCAGAGCGGTCCTGATGGTGGACGTCATTACATTACTCTAGATGAAACTGGTAACAAAGAAGATGGGTCTAAAGGATCTATTAAATCTATATGTCCTGGAACATATACAGTTAAGTCTGGTAAAGATATTGTCAACTATACTGAAGGCAGTTCAGACCCTAGAAACATTCCTGCTATCTGGTACGAAGCAGAGAATGGTGATATAATAATCAAAGCACCAAGAGGGAGGATTAAATTAGAAGCAGAGTCAATTGAACTTACTGCCAAAGGAATTGATGGCAAGTCAGGAAACATTTTACTAGATGCTGATGACAAGATAGCA